CGGCCATGGTGGCGTTGAGGCCCGAAGCGTCGCCGGTAACGGCTACGACGCCTTCCGCGATGACTTGAGACATATCAGGTTCCGATAAAAAACGCCCGCCGGAGCGGGCTACTTCTTGGCCATTTCCGCCAGAGCGGCGTTTTCCATAATTCGGATCTCGTCTTCCAGATCCTCATACCGCGCCGGCGAGAGGGCCATGCGGTCCATCTTGTGAAACAGCACGCTGTAATCGAGGCCGACGGCGCCCGCCATGCCCACGCGCCATTGGCTACGCATGAACAGAAACAGGTTGAGCGCGTCTTCGTGACCAGGCCAGACCTCCAGAGGCGGCCCGGCCACGTCGTCGAGGGTCATCCCCCATACCGCCAATTCTTCCTCGCTGGGGCCTTTGGCGTAGAGGGCGGCGCCCAGCTCGGTCAGTTTCCCACCCGGGCCTTGATAAGTTCGTCCACGTAGGTGGTAAAGATTGCGCGGGCCGCACCAACGTAGTTGTCCACCAGCTTTGCGACGTTGTCCTTGTCGAATGCGTCTTCCAATTCCCAGCCGCTGGCCACGTCCATCACCAGGGCGACGTCATCGCTCTGATCCTTGGCCAATTCCATGAAGTCCTGGAATTCGCTCTTGCTGCGGTGCTTGAACGTGAACTCGACCTCGGCGAAGCCAGCGCCAGGAACGGGCAGCTTCACCTTGTGCTTGAAGGTCGGTTGCGGGGTGAGAGTGAATTTGATCTTGCCGGCCATGTAATGGTCCTTTGGATTGGAGAGCGTGGGAAATGAGAAATGGCCGCGCCAGCGCGTGTGGCGCAGCCGAGGGTTGCCTGCTTAGGCCTGCGGTGCCGCGTAGCGAACCGGACGCGACAGCAGCGAGAACGTGGCCTGTACCGCCATCACCTGGCCCTTGGTCATGGTCGGGGTCTCGTTGAACGACACGTAGCCGTTGTAGAGGATCGCCGAGCCATTCGGGAACGTGATGCGCAACCCACGCACTTCCCGCAGTTCGGCGGCCGCCTGCAGCGCCTTGTAGCCCGGCAGGGTCGGATCATCGGCGATGGTCAACTGGAACGATTGCGCGCTGGCCTGCGTCGGAAGCTGCGACTCGAAGTCGTTCTCCAGGAAGCTGAACGTGGCGAACTGCATGTCGCCGCCGGACGTTGACGTGTCGGTGACCTGGGTGATCTGCGTCCACGTGGTCACTTCACGAAACGACCCCTGACCAGAGCCGCCCGGGTAAATCGTCTGCGAGCTGGTGTTGGTGCCCTCCAGCGAGAACGCGCCGGTGGTCGAGTCGTCGACGCGGAAGATGCGGTCATTCAGCTTCTGCCAGCCCGACTTCACCTCGATGAGTGCTCCATCGGACAGGCCATGCGCGGCACTGGTGGCCACGCCGGGCGCAGCGTTCGTCAGGGCGGTTATGTTCTTGACCGCCCCGTAGGCAGTCGCCAGCGCTAGGATGATGCCATTGGGAAGAGAAACAGACATGGGATTGCTCCAATCAAGGGACGAAAAAAATCCGCCAGCGGCGGATCGGGTTGTTGTGCCCCAGGAGGGCAACGGCCTGGTTTCCCAGGCATTCAAGTCGGTTCGAGGATCTCGGTTTCGATTTCCAGGGTGATCGAGGTGGCGGCAGTGTCCGTGGCACTTCCAAGGCCCAGCGCACGGTTAGAAGCGCGTGCCGTGAAGAAGTGGGCGCCGCAGCCCGGGATGACGATGCGGAAGGAGTACGGTGCATCCTGGTCGATTGCCGCACGCAACAGTGCCTGGCCCGCGTCTTCGATGCGGTACAGGTCGAGCTGCAGCGACTGCGGCGCGCGCGCGACTCGGCGCTGCCTGGGCAGTCCGCCAGCGAGCGGCGTGAATGTGACCGTCTGGTACTGCTTGGTCAGCGTGCCGATGGTGCGGACGCCGCGCACCTGCGTAAACGTCAGCGCCTGGTATCCATCGAGCGTGAAAGTGGCGGGCGCAGCCGCCGAGACATGAACGGTGGTCAGGACCAGGGTTGAGGGATCTGTCATTGGGGCGTGTACCAAATGCTGAAGTCTTGCTGGGCACCAAGAAATCCATCCTCGTTGCGTGCAACATCCGCCCCGAGTGGCACGGCCAGCGCGGGCGCGGCACACAGCGCCGTCTTGACTTCGCGCATCATGGATGAGGCCTCCGTGCGCTTGCGAGCCCACACCTGGACCTGCACGCGTGCGTTTTCTTTGTCGGGCAGCGTGCCGTCGGCATATACCGGGTCAATGCCGCCGACCTTCTGGTAGATCACGAACGGCATTCCAGTGCTCGCCGGCGCGGTGTCTGGAAACACGCGTCCGCCCACCAGCGGGCCGAGCACGTCAACCATCAGTGTTTCGAGCATTCTGGAATTCCTGGATTTTTTCTGTCAGCCGGCGGTAGCCAGCTTCGACCGCGGCGCCCAACTTGACGTCGACGGACACGCGGAGGTAAGGGTGCGCGGGCACATATACCGGGACTTTCAAGGGACGGCTTTTCACCGTGACCCACTCGCCGGAGGGCAACTTGATAACCGCGTGCTTGCGCCAGTGCCCGTGCTCGACCAGCCACCAATGAGGGGCTTTGCTCTTGTTCACGCCCACCAGGTACGTCTGCTTATCCGGGCCCGACTGCGAGTCATCGTGCCAGCGGTAAATGGCCGACTGCAATTTGCCCATCTTCACCGGCACGCGCGCGCGCATCTCGTCGTAGAGCACCAGCGCCATCGCGTGCGCAGCGGGCCGTAGCGCCTCGCTCTTGATGCGTTCGAACCACTCCCCTACCTTCTCTGCGATATCGCCGTCAAAGGCGAAGGACGCGGTATTGGCCGCGTGCTTACGCGCCTGTTTCATCGCCCACCTCACGGGCCGAGAGCAACCGGCACACCAGGTCCACGTACTCGCGGCGGTCTTCATCCGGAAGCGCCGCTTCGACCACGTAATGGTCATCGCCGTGGATAAGGCGCATGTCCATCACGACGTCGCGGCGGTACCGCAACCGGATGCTGGCCCGCACCACCGGGGTGTCAGCGCCCGCCAGCACCGCCTTCAGGCCGGAGTTGTGTTTGATCGACGCCCACGCGAGTCCTACGTCAACCCACTGTAGGTCGCGCTCATTTGCTGGGTTGTCGATTTGATCCGCGCGCTGTATGCGGACGCGGCGGCTGAGGCGGCCGGCTGAAAGGCTCATGGCAACACCCGTTTGAAGGGCCACATCAACCGCGATACAGCCCTATTCTCGACGTACTTCTGATCGATAGTCGCCTCGCGGTTAGCGTAAAGATCGCCCACGATCAGCAACACTGCGGCGCGCAGCGCGGCTGGCACACTGGCCGCATCGGTATAGCCCACGGCATACTCCACCGACACGGCGCCGTGCTGCGTCCGGGCCGTCGGCCAAGATGTGCCGTATGCGGGGCGAACGGTCGCCGGCTCAGTCGTCGGGTCGGTTATGTAAGCGCACGTAGGAAGGGTTTGTTCCTCCCCGTTGCCGTCGACATACCTTACCGCCGTCACGGATCTCACGCAGCCGCCGCGCAACTCCAATACAAGTGGAAATGCGGCTTGGCGTTCCGTCCACGTCTGCGGCATCAGCGCACGCTCGCACACTGCCTCGACGTGCTCGCGCGCAGCTTGAATCAAGGCTTCGATCAGTGCATCCTCGCTGCCGGCGTCGGCGCGCAGGTGCTGCCGCGCCTCTTCCAGAGAAACCGGCTCTTCTGTCGGCGGCGTCGTAACAGACCAGCTCATACGTTCTCTCGGATCGCCTTGATGGCGTTGGGATGCGTATCCACATAGCCATGCGAACGCGCCGCCTCGGCCTGCTCGAGCGGTAGCTCGATAATGTCGTCGTGTTTGCCATAGATGCTGTCGTGCAGCACGGCGCATTCGACCATTTCAGCTGGCGCGGAGGGCGAAGGCGGTTCCTTCACGTCGGAAAGGATCGACAGACCGCCAGCCGCCACGATGGCGGCGTCGATGCGGCGGTCGAGATCTTCGCCATCCAATCCGTTCCAGTCCTCTATGGACAGACCGGAGGCAGCTTGGGCGGCCGCAACAAACTCGCCCAACTGGCGGTCGGTTCCGTCGATGGTGATGACGGACGGGTGGATGTTGGAGCCGAGCAGCACTTCCTGCGTCGGCAGTTCGGTAACGGGCGTTCTATCCGCCGGACTCTTCTTCGCCATGGTTGGTTCCTCATGAAAGTGGACGACCCGCAGGCCGTCCACTGCTGGTGGGGCCGAGGCCGATTAAGCCGCGGCGCCGTGCTTGAAGGTCTTGACTGCGCCACCCACGTCGACAAGGTTGCCGCCAGAGCGCATCCAGGCGAGGAAACCGACCTGGCCCTTCTTGGTGTAGGCCGAGTCGGTAAATCGGAACAGCGTCACCGACATCACGTCGCGGATCTTGTAATAGCTGAAGTCGCCGAATGCGATGGCCAGCGCCGCTGCGGCCGGGCTCGCGACGCTCTGGTTTATGGCGATGTCGCGATTCAGCAAGCGATCCGGCGCGCCGCCCGGGTTCCCTTGTTCGTAGCCCGGAACAAAGATCGGCCGGCCCTCGGTATCCTTCACCTTGCGGATCAGCTTCAACATGTCATCGTGGAACATGTACTTCGCATTGGCCCGATAGGCCGGATCGACCGAGTGCTCCAGGTCGATCAGGTCGTCGTAGGTGATCGCAGGCGTCGCCGACACCGCGCCGGTCTTGCCGATAGGCGCAGCGATCATTACGCCATTCGGCTGGCTGCTGCCGGTGCCGATGGTGAAGTGCTTGTTCGTGATGCGGCCCAGACGCACCTGCAGGCGGTTGCGAACGAAACCCTCGATATCCGCGCTGGAATCCTGCAACAATTCCCACGGCACGGTGATCACCTTGGAGCTGTATTTGTAGACGGGCAAGGCCTTGGTGCCGAAGCTGGCGTCCAGATCAGTCGCGGAGGTGTTTTCGCCGATGATCTCGCCTTCTTCGCTGGTGCCGTCGGAGGTCGGGAAGTTCATCGCCTCGCCGCCGGACGTGCGGATGATGTCCGCCACCGAACGCATGCCGCCGTAAGCCTTCAGCGCGTCCAGGATCGTGCCGGCGACGGTAGTCGGCACGGTGTAGCCGCCTTCGCTGTCCGTCGTCGTGGACATGGTGTTGCGCACGGCCTTCCATTCATCGGCCGTCAACGCGTTGTCGCCGCCACGGGTCCACTTGTCGAACAACTTCACCTGGTCGGCGTCTTTGACGTCCGGGTCACGCTCGCGCCCCCCCCGTTCGCCAAACTCGCGCTCGGCAGTCAGGTCCATGACCTTCTGGTGACGATCGATGGCCGCGTCGATGCGCTCGATTTCGGCGCAGTTTTCGTCGTACTTCTTCTGGCAATCCGCATTCCAGCGGTCGCCGGGGTTGTTGTCCAGCAAGTTGCGGGTTTCTTTCGCCAGCGCGGTGCGGCGCTCCCGCTCGGCCTGAAGATTGAAGCTCATGTGATTTTCCTTTCGGCAATAAAAAAAAGCCGCCTCGCGGCGACCACGGGAATCTGCGGGCGGGAGCCGCTTACGCAGGGATGCGCTCCAGCAGCGCCAGGCGCCGCTCCAGTGCATTTCGGTAGCCTTCGACCTCTTCGTGGTCGACGGACTTCGGTTCGGGTTTCGGCGCGTTCTTGTAAGCGCCCAGGTTCCAGGTGTTGCCGGCGCGCTTGCCGACGACCTCAACGGCGCGATCGGCGAAACCGTTGGCCACCGCCTCGTCTGCGGTGAACCACGTTTCGTCATCCATCCAGGCTGTTATCTCGACTTCTTTTTTGCCAGTTCGGCGCGCGTAATCGTTGGTCAGGCCGGCGTCGATCTTGTCCAGGAGATCGCCGGTCTTCCGCATGTCGGCCTTGTTGCCGATCGCTATGGTCCAGGCGTTGTGGATCATGAAGCCGCCGCCCTGGGTGATCTCCACCTCATCGCAAGCCATGCAGATGCCCGTGGCGGCCGAGGCGGCCAGGCCGTCGACGTGAGCGACCACCTTGGCTTTGTGCTGACTGATTGCCGTCATCATGGCCCGAGCGGCGAATACGTCGCCGCCAGGCGAATCGATACGGAGGTGGATAACGTCTGCGTCGATACCGCCAAGGGTCTTGGCGAACTCGGTTTCGTCAATATCGCCCCACCACCCGCCAATCACACCGTGCAAGTATAGGGTTGCCTCTGCGCCGGCGGTTTCCGCGCGCAGCGGCTTGGATGTTGCCGCGTTGTCACGCGCGAGTTGCATCATTCTCGGGATCGCCATCATCTTTCTCCGGATCTTTGGTTTCAGGTTTCGGTGCCGCGGCTTTTTCGGACGGCTTAAACACCTTCGAAAATTCGCCGCCCATAGGCGGCAGGTTCTTCAGGCGGCGCACTTCGTCCACCGACATCCAGCCCTGAGTCCCCGGCCCGCCCAAGGCTTTGCTGAAATACTCAGCCTGCGCCTTGGAGTCGCCGGCCATGAGGCTGTCCACGTTGTGCTCGGTGTAGGTACGGGACGTGCTCCACAGCTTGGCGTTCAACTCGTCCTTGAACCGCTTCAGGTGGACGCCGAGCGTGTATTTCACGAAGCCGATGCCAAGGGACTCGATGCCGCTGCCCCAGCTGGTGGACTTGGTCGTCTCTCCGATCATGTGCGGCGGGACGCCGAAGGCGCGGGCGATATCGACCACCTGCCACTGGCGCGATTCGAGCAATTGCTGGTCGACCGCGGACATCGTCAGCTCGGTGACTTCCAAGCCTTCGGTCAGAATCAGCGGAATCCGCCGATTTCCCTGCACGCCGCCATACTTCCGGACCCATGCGTCGCGGAACTGGTCCTGCTGCGTCGGCGTCATTTCGCCCGGCGCCTTAATTGCGACCTCGGGTTTACCGCCTTCGCTGAAGAACTTGCCGGCGTGCTCGTCGCCCTGGATAGCGATGCCGATGCCGTTGCGCGCGCCCCACTGGATGACGGACATCGAATGGCAGCCGTTGAATCCGAAGCCGCGCAGGTGCAGCACGTCGGCCTCATCCGCCACGAAATATCCCTTCTCGTCGTGGAAGGTGTATTGCAGGCGCCGCAGGTCGCGCGGACCGGTACGTTCCTGTTCGATGATGTCGACGCGGATACGCGGCCATGGAATCAACCCCGTCATCTCGCCGCGGCGATTGCGCACGATATAGGCGAGGCCATCGCCGCGCAGCAGCATTTGGGAGACCAGGAATTCCCAGGCGGCCGTGGCCGGCCAGTTGGGGCTGAAGCGTTCGTTGAGAATCCACCAATAGGGATGTTCGATGCGCTCGCGCGTCTCCCCGACACGCTGGTATATCGGCAGCGACAACTGCGCAATCGAGCCGGCAATCAGGCTCACGCAGGCGTATACCGCCGATACGCGCATCGCCGTCACTTCGTTCACCACGGCCCCGGCCGCCGTGCGAGGATCGCCGAAGATCTCGAACATCCCGGTCTTGTCCGAGGACAACGCGGTTTCGCCTTCGACGATGTTTCCGATGGTCGGCTCGACGCGCTCCACTGCTGCAGCCGGCTCGGCCTTGCTAAAAAGTTTGAACATTAGTCGATCGCCACAAAGCCCTGCTTGATTTTTTTGGATCCCGCCGCGGGATTCAGCGCCATCAGTTGCGCCGCGTTAAGCGTCGCCATCAACGGGTCAATCTTCCCCGTGCCGCTGGCCTGTTTCGTGATCAAAATGCTGTTGGCGCGCGGTTCGATCTTGGCGTTCGATACGCACCACGCCATGAGGGCCTGGCCGCCGTGCAGGAACGTGCCGCCAGATAACTTTCGCTCCAGCGTCTTGATCGTGCCGCCGAGCCGCCAGCCCTGCGACACACCCACCAGCATCTCGGTGGGGATTCCAGCGTCAGCCAGGTCCTCATCGAAGTTGACGCCGCTGGGGTCCGCACCGATGGCTTCCTTTTCCGGCAGCAGGCCGGTTCGGTGGATACGCGCGACGATGGCCGCCAGCTCCTGGGTGTCCTCGCCCATGCGCTTCACAATCACGAGTTCGCCGGCCTGCTCCAGGTCGCGCAACTTCGGCGCGATTTCCTTGCGCCGTTCCAGCACCATGGGATTCGCCCAGGCCCGTGCCCAATGCAACCAGTTTCCCGTGCCAATTTCGCGCCCGATGGCGGCAGCGCCCAGCAAATCGTCCAGACCGCCGCCATCGATGCCGAACGTCACCACCTCGGAGCGCGCCAGCAGCTCGTCCAGTGTCAGCCAGTCCCGCGCCTGCTCCAGCCAGTGGTCGGCGCCCGCCCACCGATCCGAACGCAGCGCCAGGCCGATCTCGACGTTGAGGTGCTTGGCCAGGAAGCCGCGCATTGATTCCTCGCCCTCGAGCTGCGCCTTGGCGAACTCCCGTTCCAGGTAAGAACGGTCGACCGAGTACCCCATATTTGGGTTGACCATGGCGAAGTTCGCCGGGTCGCGGTGCTCGCCGCGCGCGATCATATCCTGCGGGAATTCGTAAATGATCGCCACGAAGCGCGGGTCGTGGATCTCGCCGTCGCGCACGTCGCGCGCATATTTCAGCTTCTGGCGAAACACGCCGGCAGGCGGGTCTTCGGACTGCGTGGTCAGGTAGATCACGAAGCCCTCCGGCCTGGAGGTGAGCCCGCCGGTAGCCTCGCGCAGCATGTTCTCCGCGTTGGGCTGCATGCCGAACAGCCACAATTCGTCGACCAGCGTGCCCACCGATTTCTTGCCGCCCACCGTGTTCTTGTCGGCGGCCACCACCTTCAGGAACGCGGCCATCTCGCGGTGCGTAATCGTCTTCACGTGGTCCTGCGTCTGCATGATCACGTTCAGTTCCTCGTCGATGGCCTCGGAACAGAAATCGCTGGCCGGCTTGTAGCTGTTGTTGGCGATCTCGATGGTGGGCGCAAGGATGTTGAACTCGGCCGAACGTCGCCAGTTCAGAATGAGCGCGGTCATCATGATGCCGGCGGCGATGGTCGACTTGCTGTTCTTCTTCGGGATCAGCACGAACCATTCAGTGATCAGCCGGCGGCCGGTACTGGCGTCGTACGCGCCGAAGATCGACGCCACCAGGTCAAACACCCACTGGTCGCACGACTCGCCGAAGGTCGGGCTGCCCGGCGCGTCGGCGATGCGCAGCGCCTTGAAGACCCCTAGCGCCACTGCGGCCTGCTCCGGGAAAATCGGCGGCGGGATGATCGATTTTCCCGCCCGCAGCCGCTCCGCCCAGTCAGGGCAGGCCGTGCTCCAGGTGGGGGACATTTACTGCACCGTGCGCGGGGGCGGCGCCGTCGGAGCGAATCGGCCGCCCAGCGCCGAGGCGGCGGCATCCTTCTTCGCGTTCTTCTTGCCCTGCTCGCCGATGCGACCATGCACGAACGGCAGCGCGGCCTTCGCGGCGTCCACCCGCAGCTTGGCGTCGGCGGTGTCGTCTTTCCACACGCTTTTCAGGAACTCCAGTGGATCGTCCGAGGCCTTGGCCAGCAGCAACAGGTTGGGCTCTTTCGGCGGACGGCCGGCGCCCGGGCGTTTGCCCCCGGAATTCGCGCGCGGCCCGCCGCTCTTACCCTTTACGCCTGCCATTTGCCGATTACCTGTTCATTTGCTGATTAATCGTATGAGGGGAAATTTTCTGTCCGTGAGGGAACGGGGCGTTTCCGACCCCAAGGCCCCCCGGACTTTCGCCCCCCCCTACCCCCTAGGTCGGTCGGATCGGTGCCTGCCGGGGCCACCAGAGGGCCGCCTGGGGCGCGATCAGGCGGTGCGAGCCA